TGGGCAGGAAAAGACGTACTGGAGCCCTCACGGAACGGTTTGGATTGAATCTGACCAGCCTTTGGACATTAAAAGCCTGACCATCAAAATTGACAGCATTCCGCAGTCAGCCAATTGGGAGGGGTATTTCAAGGCATTTGCCCACCGCCCCAAAGAAGAAGGCAATATGTACCCCAAGGGAGGATTCCCTCCAAACGATTACAACGAAGATTTCTGATTAACGGGCGGGAAAACGGGTTAGCGCCGTGGTCACTTTTCTAAAGTGTTGTTCAAGCCGCCTCTGCTTTATGAGACCCGCCCACCAATTTTGTGCTTATAAGGAGCAAATATGACTAGAGATGACATCATCCGCATGGCGCGGGAGGCTGGGTTTTCTGAGTGGGCCGTTGGTCTGTCGGAGATGCCCATGCATCTTGAACGCTTTGCCGCCCTTGTCGCCGCCGCAGAGCGTGAGGCGTGTGCGAAGGTGTGTGAGGACAGCGTGGAATACGCTGGTGATACTTTGGCCGCCGCCATCCGAGCAAGGGGACAAGCATGAGCATTTTTGACGTACTGAAGAAAACCAACATCTTCCCCCGGGTTCGCAACACCGACCCCAACACAAGCGCTGAGGCTGCTGACAAGGCCGGTAACCTATCCATCCAGCATGGGGAAATCATCGTCCAGGCTTTGGTTGCTTACGGGCCTATGGGTAAGGATCAGATTGCCGAGGTGACTTATCTGGACGGAAACCAGGTCGCCAGACGCATGAAAGAACTTGAAACCCTAGGGTTAGTCCAACTGACCGGGCGCACAGTCAAGAACAAATCAGGCCGTCAGGAACGGGAGTGGGGCGCTACAATGTGCGCTTGACAAGTCCCTAGATTTGTCGAAAATTGAATTTCCCACAACCTTGCAAGGACTCAAAATGGGCAAAATGGACAGCATGAAAGGTGTGAAAAGCACCACCGGCGCAACCCCCCCGAAGGGTGCAACCTCTAGCGACATGACCGGCGAGCGCAAAGAGCGCATGGTTGGTGGCGTGGCAATGGGCAAAGAAGATGCAACCGGGGCTGATAAACAGTTCAACACGGGCCGCACTTCTGGCATTTGCTACACCCACACCCGTAGCGACTATCGTTAATCGAGGCACGCCAGGGAATGCCCTCCCTGATGCCCTCTAAACTCAACTAAACAGGAGTTGAATCTGTGAATCATTGTAGCGATTGTCGACACTTTGTCGATCACGAGGTGATGGGTCAATGCCGCGCTCATCCACAGTTTGTTCACAAGCACCGCAATGATTGGTGCGGGGAATTGTCTCCTAAACCGCTACCAAGCACCACGCTCACGGTGTCTGCTGGTAGTTCGCTAGTTCTGCCTGTTGTTGATACGATGACAGAGCCCAAAAAACGCAAATACACCCGGAGGCAAGATGTTAAGACCTCTGCGTGACAAGATCATTGTTAAGCCAGCCCAGCGTTTCCGGTCTGAATTCTTGGATTTAAACCAGGTTCAGGGCGTAGAAACCGTGGGATTTGTGGTAGCCGTTGGCCCAGAAGCCCGGGATGTTGGACTGAATGTGGGCGATAAGGTGCATTTTGGGACTGTGGCAGCAGACGCTGGCAACGAATACCTGAAATTTGAGACTGTAGAGATTGACGGACAGCGCCATATCAAAATGTCGTGGCAAGACGTCTGTTTTGTGGAGGAAGCATGAGCCTTCAATGCCCTAAATGCAAACAATTTAAGTTGGTGTATGCCAATTCAGACGATATGTACCGTTGCTCAAATTGCAATTATTGGTGGTATACGGATGAATTATCTTAATATCTGCTTTTTTGAGGAAAAAGAATGAGCAAAGAACTGATCGAAACCCGAATCCAAGACCTCATTGCCAAAGGCAAAGAATTAGAGCAAACTGGTAGCCAGATTCAAGTGCAACTGCAACAGATCAATGGTGCATTGCAACAATGCCAATGGTTTCTGACTGAACTGGAAAAACAAAATGTCCAAGAAAGCTGAACACGACAAGCCCATTCCGCACAAGACCACGGGCAAGGATAAGACCTACAACCCAACCGAAAAGGGTGCGGGTATGACTGCCAAGGGGCGTGCTGAATACAACGCTAAGAACAACGCCAATCTAAAGCCGCCAGCGCCTAATCCCAAAACCAAGAAGGACGAGGCAAGGAAAGATTCTTTCTGTTCAAGAATGACTGGGGTAGTCAAGAACGCCAAAGGCCCGGCAGAGCGTGCCAAAGCCTCGCTGAAGAACTGGAATTGCTGATGAAACAAGGACTCTACGCCAACATCCATGCCAAACAGGAACGCATCAAGCGTGAAAAGGCAGAGGGAAAACCTGTGGAAAAGATGCGAAAGCCTGGTTCAGAAGGTGCGCCGACTGCCAAAGCATTCAAAGAATCGGCAAAAACTGCCAAAAAGAAGTAAAGTGTTGGGTGTTAAGCCAGCATTCGAGGATGTCAATGTGGGGTGTTTTCTGGCTTTCCGTCCTGCCTAGTTAACGACCAAATCGAGCCCAACCATGCCAACACTAGCCGATCTCTACAGCGCAATTGGAACTGCCAAACGCAAGGCATCGGATTTTGTTCAGAATCCCATGATGAGCCTGGGCCAGATGGCGGGGAACGCCAATGACCGGGCTAGAGTGTTAAATGAGATGACTGCGGCAGCGGCAGAGGAAAAAGACCTATATGGGCCGGCAAGCAGAGCATTAGGGCAGAAGTTAGCAGAGGCTTACAACCCTATAGGGATGACTGTCCTAAAGGGATTACCAAAAGATTATTACGAGCTTAATACGTTGGCTACACAAGCGTATGCAGATTTGCGTAAGGCTCCGAGTAAAGAGGCAAAAGATAAATATGTTGCATTGATGGAAGCAAGAGACAATGCGGCAAACAATCCATCAAAAAATTATGTGCCGCCAACTCCAGACGAGGTTGCGGATACTTACAAAGGTCAGCATCTTGCTCCAACTAAGGGAAGCGGCAAACCCTTACATGACTTAACGGACGTTTACCCAGACGATTTTTATTCGTTTGAAGCGCCTCGCCTGTATGGACACGGTGAAAATGAACTAAGAGATGCGCGGATAATTCGCCAAATTCAGTCATTGAAAGACCGACCAAATCGCCCTGTAACCATTTACCGGGCAGTTCCTAAAGACACTCCAAGAGGGACAAAAATCAATCAAGGCGATTGGGTGACCACCGATAGAGAATATGCTGTCGATCATGGCATGGGCGCACTAAAAGGTGAATACAAAATAATTAAACAAACAGCAAAAGCGCGTGATTTGTTCACAAACGGCGATTCCATCTACGAAATGGGATATGACCCGCAACCCTATATTCCTAGATCACAAAGATGACTGAAACAGCCGAAAAGCGCCCTGTTGGTAGACCAACGCTATATGACCCAGCACTTTGCGAAAAAGTGGTGGAATTGGGCAAACTTGGCAAGTCAACTGAGGCAATTGGTGCTATTTTGGGCGTTGGAACTAAAACTTTATACAACTGGCGGGATCAACATCCAGAATTTTTACACGCCTTGGAACTTGCCAAGGAGTTTGAACTTCAATGGTGGGAGGACATAGCCCAAACCCACATGGTCGAGAACAAAGAAAGTGATCGATTGAACGCAACAATCTGGTCACGGAGCATGGCAGCAAGGTTCCCGAAGAAGTACCGAGAGCAGGTAAAGCAAGAGATTACGGGTGCAGATGGTGCGCCTTTGCTGACAGGCATCCAGGTGTCTTTTGTAAAGCCGAATGAGTAACATTGCCAACGCAGAATTCCCGGAGAAACTAGCGTGTCTGTTTGACCCGCCCTCAATGCGTTTCAGGGTTCTGTATGGTGGGCGCGGTGGAGCAAAGTCTTGGGGGGTAGCAAGGGCTCTCCTAATCAAAGGCGCACAAAGCCCGTTGCGGGTACTCTGTGCCCGTGAGTTCCAGACCTCAATCAAGGATTCAGTCCATAAGCTACTGAGCGACCAGATTGAGGCGCTTGGACTTAGTTCGTTCTACGAGATCACCCAGGCGCAGATACGGGGAAAAAACGGGTCTGAGTTCAACTTTGTTGGCCTGAAAAACAACGTGGCGAACGTCAAGTCTTATGAAGGCGTGGACATTTGCTGGGTTGAGGAGGCGCAAACAGTATCCCGGCATTCCTGGAACGTGCTGATTCCGACCATCCGTAAAGAAAAGTCCGAGATATGGCTTACGTTCAACCCGGAACTGGAAACGGACGAAACCTACCAAAGATTTGTCATTCACGCCCCTGACAACGCTATCGTCCAAAAGATCAACTGGTCGGATAACCCTTGGTTTCCAGAAACCCTGAAGCTGGAAAAGGACGCGCTAAAGCTACGCGACCCTGCTGCCTACAACGTGGTCTGGGAAGGTTTGTGCCGCCAGACTGTAGATGGGGCGGTGTTTGCCCGTGAGATGCAAATGGCAGAGTTGGAGGGCAGGATCATGCGTGTCCCCTATGACGCGACAAAGCCTGTCCACGCCATCTTTGATTTGGGATGGTCGGACGCCACGGCAATCTGGTTTCTCCAGTTTATTGGGATGGAAACCCGCCTGATTCGGTACATTGAGGGCAGTCAAAAGACCATTTCCGAGTACTTGGCGACCATGCAATCGTTTGGATATATCTACGACACGCTGTGGTTGCCCCATGATGCTGAGAACAAAACCTTGGCGGCAAACGGCAGAAGCATTGAGGAAATCGTCCGGGCGGCGGGGTATAAGACCCGAATAATCCCCAGAACGCCGGTGGCAGACTCGATAAACGCCGCTAGGACGTTGTTCCGTTCGTGTTATTTCGATAGGGAAAATTGCCACGAAGGGCTACAATGTCTGCGACACTATCGGTATGAGGTTGATCCAGAAACAGGCCAATTCAGCCGAAATCCTCTGCACGACCATTATTCTCATGGCGCAGACGCTTTCCGCATGATCGGGCTGATGGTGAATGAACCTCGCAAGCCGGTTAGAAAGCAACTGAACCAACAGTTGTATGCGAACAGCAACCTTTCATGGATGGGCTAAACATGGCTGACGATACCTCCTTGAGCGACTACGACCCTCGCATTGATAAAGCCAAGAAGTTTCTCAAGATGGCGAATGATGCGGATACCATGAACCGCCAGGAAGCCCTTGAGGATTTGAAGTTTGTAAACGGCGACCAATGGCCCGTTGAACTGCAAAACAGCCGCAATCTCGAATCCCGCCCGGTTCTGACCATCAACAAGATAGATGGCTACTGCCGTCAGGTGGTCAACCAGATGCGCCAACAGCGTCCTCGGGTCAAGGTTCACGCCGTCAACAACGAAGCAGACGCCAAGATCGCCCAAGTCATTCAGGGCATTATTCGGCACGTTGAGGTCAATTCAAACGCAGACATTGCTTACGACAACGCCGCTGATTACGCTGTGCGTGGCGGTTGGGGTTTTATTCGGGTTCGCACCGACTATGTGAGCGAGGACTCGTTCGAGCAGGAAATCTACATCGACCCTGTTCATAACCCGTTCACGGTCTATTACGACATCAATTCCGTGGCATTGGATGGCTCAGACGCTGAAGAATGTCTGATTACCATGATGATGCCCAAAAAGGTTTTCCAAGACCTTTACCCGGACGCCGAGGTGGATTCGTTCACCCAGCGAGGTACGGGTGATGACCATTCGGAGTGGATTCAGAAAGAGGACATTCGGATTGCCGAATACTTCTACACCGAGCGCCGCAAAGCCGAGTTGGTTCTGTTGTCTGACGGGACATCGGTGTTTGCCGATGACCTCCCGGATGCAGAGGTAATGGCTACGGCTGGCGTGACCGAGATTTCCCGGCGTGCGTCCTATCGCAAATATATTAAATATTGCAAGCTAACTGCCATCGAAATCCTTGAGGAAAAAGAATGGCCCGGTAAGTACATCCCGATTATCCCGGTGTATGGTCGCCAGGTTGTCATTGGTGACAAGCGCAAGAAGTTCGGTATGGTTCGCTACGGCAAAGACGCCCAGCGGATGTATAACTTCTGGCAGACCTCCATGACGGAGAGCGTTGCACTTGCGCCCAAGGCCAAATGGTTGCTTGCCGAGGGTCAAGACGAGGGCCACGAGAACGATTGGGCAATGGCTAACATCAAGTCCTTGCCTGTTCTGAAATACAAGCAAACGGACATTGAGGGTCGTGCCGCCCCCGTCCCCCAAAGACTACAGCCCGAGCCTCCCGCCGCGGGCATTATGTCAGCCGCGGCAACGATCGATGATGACATCAAGACGCTCATGGGCATATTTGACCCGGCGCAATTAGGTCAAGGCAACATCTCTGGCAAAGCCTTGAACGGGCAGATGCAACAGATGGATTTGACCAACTTTGATTTCTACGACAACCTGACCACCTCGATTGCTCAGATTGGCAGGGTCATCCTTGACCTAATTCCCAAGATTTACGACACCGAGCGTGTTCTGCGGATCATTGGTGAAGATGGCAAGCCTGACATGGTGACTATTAACCAGCGCGTTCCGGATGACCTTGGGGCGGTTGAGCAGGTGCTGAACAACGTCACAGTTGGCAAATACGATGTGGTGATGGAAACCGGCCCTGGCTACAACTCCAAGCGTCAGGAGGCTGTTGAGGCAATGATGCCGCTGATGGCAAAGCCTGAATTGTTCAACGTGGCGGGTGATCTGGTGTTCCGAAACATGGATTTCCCAGGTGCGGAGCAGATTGCTGACCGATTGGCTGCGACAAACCCGCTGGCCCAGATTGACGAGAAATCTGATGTGCCGCCCATGATCCAGATGAAACTCATGCAAGCCCAGAAGCAGGTTGCGGATATGCAAGAGCAGATGACTGCCATGCAGATGTTCATCAAACAGCGCCAAGACATCGAGGAAGTGCGTCAAGCCCACGAGGACAAGCGCAAACTCATGGATGTCACGGCACGCGCCCACAACACCGAGACGATTGCCGAGGTCAAGGTTAACGACCAAAACACCCGTGCTATCACCTCGCAAAACAAGACAGAAATTGACGCAATCGTGCAGTTGCTTTTGCACAACATGGACACGGCACGCCTAAATGCGGAGATTGACCGCAGGAATGCCGAGCAGATGCAATATGCCCAGGTTGCGGCCCAAGACATCGAGCATGGCGCTAATCCGTTTACAGGTGGATTGACGCAGTAACCAATAAGGTCTATATTGACCAAACCTACCCGTGGGTTTCACGGGGTAAATTCTTAGGGTAAAACCTATGTCAACTGAGAAAAATGCTGGGTCGGTAGTGACCAGCGAAAATGCGGCAGAATTTTATGCAGAGAGATTAGGTTTAGCTGAATCCAAACCCGAAACCGAGGCGGTAGAGACTGAACAGGTCGATGCCGAGCCGGTGGCAGAGGATCAGAGTGAACCGCCCGAAGCAGAAACCGCGAAACCACAAGAGGAACGTAAACAGAATCCAAAGATCGAAAAACGGTTCTCGGAGATAACCCGGCAACGTGAAGAAGCGAGGGCAGAAGCCCAGCGGGAACGCGAAGCAAGGTCGGCTCTAGAGGCGCGTCTGGCAGAACTGGAGCGACAGTCAGCCCCCAAACAGGAGGTCAAAGTCGATCAAGAACCCCAGCCGCATCAGTTTGAGGACGCATTTGAGTATGCGAAGGCTCTTGCTGATTACCGTGTAGAGCAGCGATTCAGACAGGAAAAAGAGGCGCAAGAGCAAGCTCGAGTGCAAGCCGAGCGTGCCAAGACTCAAGAGACTTGGATGCAAAAGCTAGTAGCGGCGAAAGCAGAAATGCCCGATTTTGACGAAATGATCGCATCGGCGGCAGATACACCTATTTCCGATCACATTCGGGATGCGGTGATGGATAGTGATGTAGGGCCAAAACTCCTGTATCACTTTGCAAGCAACCCAGAGGTTGTTGAGCAGTTGTCCAGAATGACGCCAGCCAAGGCTTTACGCGAACTAGGGAAACTGGAAACGAGGTTTGAATCGAAAGATGAAAAGCCCCCAACTGTGGCTAGAAGTAAAGCACCGGAGCCAATTCAACCGATCCGTGGCGCTGGAAAAGCAGATGTGCCCATGACCTCTGACGGAGTGTTCAAGGGTTCATATCATGAGTGGAAAGCGATGCGCAAGGCTGGAAAGATTCGGTAAATCTAATCTTTTTTCTTAATTTCAAATGAAAGGATAGGTCATGAGTAACCAACTTCTGACTATTTCAAAAATCACCAATGAAGCCCTCATGGTGCTAGAGAACGAGTTGACATTTACGAGCGAGGTGGATCGCAACTATGATGACCAATTTGCGGTGGTATAACTCCTGCCTCCGTTTCGCGGTGTGATTGAGGAGCCAAAATCGGCAACACCGTGAACGTCCGTAAAAGAACAGGAATGCGGACGTAAAACCTTCTCTGATTGACTTGGAAGCCCAGTAGTGGGCGACAGGGCGGAAGCGAAAGCACCGTGAACGACTAAGTGAGAAGGCCCGTAAGGGATGCGATAGTCTGAACAGAGCCATAACTAAGGAAAGCTCTGAGGGCAGATCGAAGAATCAGCCCCGCCAATCAAAAGATTGGTCAGTAGCCGCAAGGTGAAAGTAACAGAATGAGACCTGGACGATTCATTGGGACTACTGGCCCCGCCCTGAACGTTGAAGATTTCAACGAGACGAGCGTGCCCGTTACCTTGGGAACCCAGTTCCACGTTGACACCCAGTTCACCACCCAAGACCTGGCTCTGTCTCTGGATATGTTCTCTGACCGCGTGCTGAAACCCGCTGTCGCCGCAATTGCCAACAAGATTGACCGTGATGGTCTGTCGATGGCTACGCTGAACACCGCCAACATCGTTGGAACCGCTGGCACGCCGCCCACGGGCCTGATTACCTACCTGACCGCAGGTGCGTATCTGGACTCCGAAGGCGCACCCCGTGACGGTCGCCGTTCGTGCATCGTTGAACCTTTCACCAGCGCCACCATCGTGGACAGCCTGAAAGGTCTGTTTGTGCCCCAGGAAGCCGTTGGCGAGCAATATCGCAAGGGTTTGATGGGTCGCGACTCTGCGGGTAAAGTTATGCCCGCATATCTGCACTAAGCGGATTGGCAAAATTTCTTCTGATTGACTTGGAAGCCCAGAGATGGGCGACAGGGCGCAAGCAGGGCAACCGTGCAGCGTGAACGACTAAGTGAAGAAACCCTGAAATGGGATGCGATAGTCTGAACAGGGCCATAATCTAAATGAAAGCCTTGAGGGAATTCCGAAGAGTTTTCCCCGCCACGAAAGTGGTCAGTAAGCGGAAACGCTGAAAGTAACAGATTGATGAACTGGAAAATGGATCAGAACGTGGTTTCGCAGACGTTTGGTTCGTTCGCAGGAACGGCTACGATCAGCACGACCGCTGCTACTGGCTTCCTGACCTCTGGCTGGGCATCGTCCTCCACGATCAGCATCACCTCTACCGGCGCAGTTTCCCTGAACGCTGGCGATGTGATTACGATTGATGGCGTAT